AGCGTAAGAAATGTGTAATCTGTTTTGTTCAGACCAAATAACTTGATCAGAAGTCATTGGCATTTCAGCGCCAACCATTCGTAAAAATCCAGATAACGTTCTGTTTCCATAACGTTCTACTTCTGCTTCGTAGATTTCTGGTAAATACTGCTGAGCAAAGTCAACAAAGTTTCCTGGAATTCCAGCGCCTCCGCCATTGTTGTTCCATTGTAAATAATTTGTAGCAAGTAATTGCTGTGTTTGTGATGGGACTATACTCCCAAATTGTGGTAATAAACTCATTGTTATTAGTTTTTAAACTTTTTAATTTTTAGTTTTGCAGAGTCCGCTCCAGAAATTGACTTAACTTTATAAGCTCCAAAACGAGCACTTTCAACAGGTGCCGCTTTTCTAGCCTCAGTAGATGTATTATTAGATTTGTTTACAACATCTCTAATAGCATCTGCCTTACCTTGTTCATAGAAGTGATTTGCTATTTTATCAGCATTTGCTCCTGCATATAAAGCCTTGTGATACCCTTTTGTATCTTTAATCGCACCATCTTCACCAAGGAACCTCCCTATGAAATTGCTAATGTCCGATTGTTTTTCTCCCACCTGAGACGCATTTTGTACTCCATACCTAAACTTTTTTTCTCCTAAATTAAAATCGAAACCTTCGAAATCTTTGTTAAATAATTGTTCGGTTTGAGCTTTAAACTTCTCATGGTTTTGTGAGTTTCTTTCCTGATCCTCTTTATATCGATTAAAAAAGTCCGAAGCTTTTTGTTGATCTTCTGAAAGTTGAGGCGACTTCAACTTGATGTCGTCATAATACTTTTTCTTTGTATCTTCTAAAAACTTACGGGCTTTTGAAACCTCTTCTTTGTATGCGAGTTTTTTTCTTTTGATGTCTCGCTCTTCATCAATATCTTCATCAAATGCAAAAGTGTCTTCAATCATAAAATCAATTTCTTCTTTTGACAAATGGGGTTTAGTACTTTTATAATATTCTTTTACTAAAACGTCTCTATCAACATCTTCGTAATTGGTGTTTAGCCTTATGTAATCCTGCATGGTTCCACCTGTTTCTTTCATAAAATCTACCAACTTATTTATATTTTCTGGTAAATCATTTTGAACAGGTTGCAGTTCTACTACTTTTTCTTCAGCAGAATCTTCAGTTTTTACTTCTGTTTTTTCTTCGGTAATTTCCTTAATGACTGGTTCGGATGTTCCTTCCTCCACTTTTTGTACATCTTCGGCTGGTTTATTCTCATCCACACTGCCTGTGCTTGGCTTTTGAACGGCATCTTTTTCTTCTTTAGGAATTACTACTCTAGTTACATTACCTGGAACGTCTATTAAGGGTTCCCTGTTTTTTGCCGCTATCTGTTCATCAGTTAGCTTTGGCTTAGATTGAATCTTAAAAGATCCTTCCGTTTTTACTGGTTCATTCATGATATAATATTATATAATTATTAAATACTTATTTATGTAGGATCAAAGGATGATAAGTCAAATCCTCCCATTACATCGTTTCCTTGTGATTCAAAGTTTTTAGGCATTCCTTCTGTTTGCCTTTGCTGTATAAGCTCACTCTGTTGAGTTCCTTGTATTTTTACTCTTTTATCTTTTCGATCCTCTATTTCTTTTTCTTTTTGCGTAGTGGCGCCAATTTGTGCCTGTGCTAATTGCATATTGTACTCAAATTCAGTTGCCATTAACTGCTTTTTAATTTGAGCTTCTCTTTCCATTCTTTGTATTTCAAACTGAGACTTAGCCTGTTCAATTGCAACTTTTTCAGATGTGAGTGCTTGCTGTTTTTGTACTTCTGCCATTGCAGCTTTTTCAGAAGCTTGAGCATTTGCTTCAGCCTGAGCCTGGATATTTTGTTGTGTTACCGCTTGTTCTCTTTCTAATTTTTTCTTGCGCTTAAGCTTTAGCATTTGATTAGCTAACTTAAGATTTTTAATCTCACGTATATCGATAGCATCTTCTATATCAATACTACCTTGTTGAAGCGAAGCATTTATGTTAGCTGCTAATTCAGCTTTTTCTTCGTCGTCGGGTTCCATTTCTAAATATATGCCAAAATCATGAAGATTTAAGTTCTGAATTTCATTAAGAGTAGCTACATTAAATGTAGATATACTGTTCATTAAAGAATTTTTTGTTAATGGAAAATTTAAAACATCAGCTATTTTTAAAGATATATTTTCACAAGTGCTTAAAGCTAAAAATAAACTAGCATCTTGTATATGTTTAGTAGCCACATTCGAAGCATTAGCGGCCATTTTTTGTAAACCAACTAATGAATCTGCTGAAGGTAAAGAGCCATCTCTTGCTTCATTCAATCCGGTGACATCTCTAATCATTTGCATATTATAGTTATATGCTGTTATAAGGGATTGTATTTTGCCCATGCCGTTAGAAGAATTTAACTCCTGGATAGGTACTTTACCTCTATTCATATCTCCATCTTGAGTAAGAGATCTACCCACAACAGAACCTGTTTGAAAGTACATGTTCAATGCCTCAGCAGGATTATAATTTGTTCCGTTGCCTAAATCCACTTCAGCTAATCCGTCCATATCTAAAAATATACCATCAGGAACCATTCTAGATAAAACTTGTTGTATTTTTAAATGAGTTAATTGAATGACATCAGCAAAACCTATACACTTACTTATTAAGGATTGTATTTTTCCTTTATACATTCTGGGAGCACATAAAGAATAGCTCATTTCAACACGAGTTGTATCGGCCAAAGGTCTTGTCATGTTTTCTGACATTTCCCACTTAAGCATTATATCAGTTCCTATAACTTTAGCTCCTTCGTATAAAACTTCTATAGATCTAGCTACTCTTTCAAAATTGTCATTTGGAGGAGGGTTAAATTCATCAGTTTTTTCAATTGCTTTCTCCAACCCAGAGTCAGTTCTTTTTATTTTAAATACTTGATCTGCATAAGTCTTATATTCAAAATACAAAACTTGAACTGTATTATAATCATAGCTTTCAAAACCTCTAATCATTCGCCTATTACCAGGCATATCTTGAATTTTTTTCAATTCTTCATTAGATATATTAGGGAATTCCTTCTTAAGTTCTGGTATAGTTATAGATTTAACTTCTCCTACATAATATATATCTTCAAAATGAGGATCCTCTGTATAAGACCAAACGCAATAAGCTGGATCAACATAATCAATTACAACACCTTCCGCGGGGTTAAAAGAAGTTTTGGTAATGCCTATTCCTATATTTACTAAATCTTGATTTACTCTAGCTTTAGTAAGATCAAATTCATTAGTTGCTAAAACCGCGCTAATAGCTTCTTCCTCGGCTACTTCAATTGCTTGCTTATAACTAAGTTGCATGTGAAGATCTCTTTCTTCTAAAGACTCAGGCAAATTATCTGGAGAAATATTAGACCTGCTCAAATTAACGTTAACTATTTCAGACGCTTGAGCTTGCTCGTTTTTAGTGAGCATATCAAATAATAAGTCCTCAGCAAAGTCTGTTCTTTTCTTTAAAGACTCAGGGTCTTGAGCGTACGAAGTTAAATCATACTGCTTTTGAGTTATACCATTAGCAACTATATTAGAAAACTTAGATAATATAGGGACTGGCTTCCAATCCAAGTTAAGATAAGACAAATCTCCATTAATAGCTAATTCGTCTTTATATTTTTGTACGCTTTGCTCACCCCTAGCATATAACCGTAGATTATGAAAGTTATTCCAATTTGCAGCATAACGATTTGAGCCACCACCTCCATAATTGAACCATTCTTGTTCAATAGCTCTACTAACTTGAAGTCCGTATTCCCACGTTGCTTTCTCAGCGTCACTTACAACCTGATCTGGAAATGAGCTATTAGTATTTGTACTTATATTCATTTATTATATTATTTTTGAAGTAGTTCCCTCGTTATTATATTTTTTAAAACCTAAAGAATATGATTTAATTTTAGTTAAGCCTTTAGGATTATACCTATGTTTATTACAAGCCATCAAGGCAAGTCCTGAACTTATAGAAGCATCATGCTTAGTTCTATTATTTATATCAAATCTTGCCCAGTCTTCCAGTGTTCTTTGTAAATACATATCTCCATATCCATCTTTTTTTTCACCTACGAAATCTTCTATATATGTTTCTATAGCGGATGCATGTGCTTGTTTTATATCCTCACTTGAATTAGGTATTCCGCCAACTTCTTTTTCTGAAACTGATAATTTATTATATGTTTTGTCTGGTCTATTAATACTAAAACCCCTATACCCTCTACGTTTTAAATAGTAAAGCAGTCTAGGTTTATTATTTTCTGCTAATAAAGGCATACCATAAAATACTAAAGCCATTAATACATCTTCAAAAAACATTTCCGCAGTAGAAGGTCTTGCAATATACTCAAGAAAAAAATGATTAGGTGGTACATCTTCTATAGAAAATTTTGTTAATCCATGAAGCGCCCCGTTAGATCCGCC